CTAAATCAGGCTATTATAGACGATTTACAACAGTCTATTCAAGCGAGGGATATTAATGCTAGTAGAAACTTATCACAAGGAATAACACCAAGCGATGTAATAATTAATGGAAATGAAGTTGAGGTTAATATCTCAATGGATTTTTATTGGAAGTATATTAACTATGGTGTTAATGGTACGGAGCAAAATAATAATGCACCAAGTTGGGGAGCATCTCCTACACAAACATTAAGTTTTCACGATTCAATACTAGCATGGAAAAGTGATCGAGGAATAACACTACCCGAAGGATTTGCCGATTACGATGCTTTCGCTTGGGCTATCCAAACAAACATCAAAAAGTACGGTAAAAAACCACGTCCATTTTATGACGATGTAATAAACGAAAAATTAGTAAAAATTTTAGAAGAACCAATAAAGAAATTATTAGGTGAATCAATTAAATTAACAATAGTAGCACCATGGCAGTAACTATACATTCAAGTCCACAATTATACACACCTTCCGACAATCCAATAGTATGGAGATTCTCTAGTAATAATACCGCTAACGCTAATTTCAGTTATCTAGTAGAATTGTATGTAAGTGGATCATTAACTGGTACACATCAGATTTATCCCGAAGTTGGTATCTATTCACATTACGATGCTTCGGATGTGGTTAAAACAATGTTAGATATTCCAACTATTAATCAGGCTACATTTACGGCTGATGCTTTAAACAATCGAGAGGTTTATGTTATAGTTAAAGAATACTTCGGATCAACTCCAGCAGTTGGAAGTACAACAACAAGTTCAACTATAAATGTCTGGAAGGCAAGACTAGATAATAAAGAATTTAGTAACTTCGATTATACAGATTATAACGGTATAAAGTTTTTTACTGATATGCCTAACGACACACTTGTAAGAGAGGGTAATAATTACTTAGTAACTATAATGACTAACTACAATGTTAATATTTATGCTAAATTGTATAATTCAAGTGGTACGTTACTAGATACGATAACAACAACTGCGAACAATAAAGTAACTCAGATTAACTTAAACACAGATATACTAGCGAGTGCCTTTACTTCGACAACTTCTTACATTGAATATTACGTTACTGATGTGGCGACTGGATTAGTATCTTCTGAAATAAAAAGATTCTACATAAATAGAACGTGTCAGAATGGATTTCCCTTGTATTGGATAAATAAATACGGTGGATTTGATACTTTTGATTTTAGTTTCAATGCAATCTATTCAAGTGAGATAACATCTAAGACATACGAGAAGCAATTTGGTGAATGGGTGAATAATGTTTATACGTTTGACGCTTCAAATAGTGGTGTTTTAAGTTACTTTAAGAGTGCAAATGATAGTATTCAGTTAGTTTCTAACTACATTAATCAAACTACACAGAATTGGTTAGTATCAACTTGTTATTTATCTCCAGTTGTTTATATGTTAGACACTACATATGATAGAGTAACCATAGAAAATACTGCATATACTGAAAATCAAGATAGATTTATTGAAGAATATACTGAGATAGTTACTTTAAAATTACCTAATGTTAGAAAATCAATAATTGTATGATAGGAAGATTACAAGTAAACGGTGTTGAAATAGAATTGACAGAGGGTGTTCCGTTCCCTTTGAACTTTTCTATTGCTGATATTAAAGAACCTAACAAACGAAAAAGAAATTACTCTAAATCTTTAACGATCTCAGGAACTAAAAAGAATTTAGATTTCTTTAGCTCTACTTATTTACTTTCACTTTCAACAGTAAATGGAACGACAAACATAGGTTTTGACTTTGATCCAACATTGCGTGTTCCTGCTAAATATTGGAGCGATAACGGTGAACTATTATTTAATGGTTTATTTCAGTTAGAACAAGTAATGATATCAGGTGGTAATTATGTTTTTCAATGTAAATTGTTTTCTAATTTCATAGATCTATTTATGAAGTTGGGTGATTTAAAAGTAAGTGAGTTAGGTTGGAGCGAATATAACCACGCATTAACTAGAACGAATGTCGCAAATAGTTGGGCAACATCTGTAAAGGTTAACGGATCAGACACTTCTAATTTTAGTAGTGGTTTACCTTTAGGGTTTGGCTATCATTATGGAATGGTAGACTATGGATATAGTGGAACTTCTACCATGAAAATAAACGATCTAGCACCATTGGTTTATAAACGTGAAGTATTTGAAAAGTGTTTAGCAGTTTCAGGTTTAACTTGGGATTCTACATTCCTAGATAGTTCATTCTATAAAAAACATTTACTAGGTTTTGGCGGTGGAGATAAGATAGGTTATCCAACAAATGAGATTAATAATCGACAGTGTAATTTTAGTGGTGCTTCTGTTAATACAGGTCAAGATTTTGCTTATCAATCTGTAAGTGGTGGAGAATATTTATATAGTGTTTACAAAAAAGTTAATTATTTAAACGACATAAATGCAGAATTGTCGTTAGTAACTGATAATTATAATCAATATTATAAAGATCATTTAAACCCAACAAACGGAACTAATGGACTTATAAGAATACAAAAGGAAGGTTTATATAAATTAAATGTTAATGATATTTTTTACATTAATGAATCACATGGTACAATGGTTTTTCAACTTGGAACTTTTGATTCTAAATTTATAATTGAAAAAAACGGATCTGTAATTAAAGAAGTTATTGCAACACAAGGAACGACAACGTGGGAAAATTTAACAGTTAATTTAGAACTTAATTTAGATTTAAAACAAGGGGATTGGATAACTATGTATGTTGAAATAGTTAATTATGTATTCTTAACTCCATTCAATATTTACAGTACTTTTGCTCCTATGTCATTGTCATATACAAATGATTTAACACAATCTATTAATTTACAATCAACACAAGCAAGTTTAATAACGGGCGATACTGTCGAATTAAGTAGATTTATTCCTGACTTAAAAGCAAGTTCATTTTTGGAGGCAGAACTGTTAATGTACAACTTATATTTATCAGATGCCGATATTAATGGAGTTGTTAAAATAGAACCTTTAAACGATTATTATCAAGATACAACAGAATTTATAGACATAACAGATATAGTTGATTGGAGTAAGGATATAATTATAAAACCAGCATCCACAATTGAAGGTAAGAGATATAAATTTCTATGGGCAGAAGATAAAGATTTCGACAATGAAGCATATAGGTCTACTTTTAATTATGGATATGGTGATCACATTTACACAGTTCCAAGTACATTTCAAACGGGTGATAGAACTTATCAATTACCATACGCTCAGACAGTAGTAAGAGATAATATATCACCATTTGTAAGACCTAGAATTGTAAAGTTAAATGCTAACGTAATACAACCATTTAAGGGCAAACCTAGGAACTATATTTGGAATGGTTTAAAAAGTGGTGCATGGAGATTAACAGATACTGATGGAGTTCTATACACAGACTATTCAACATATCCTTGTGTGCATCACTTTGATAATTATCAAAATCCTACCTTCGATTTAAACTGGGGGTTACCAATTCAATTAGCATATCAAAACAATGTTGTAACAACTGATAACCTTTACCGACGTTATCACGAAAGATTTATAAAAGAAATAACGGGTAAAGATTCTAAATTAGTTGAGTTATATGTTAAGTTTAATTCAAATGATATTGCTAACTTAGATTTCAGTAAATCAATAATGTGGAATGGTGTTTTGTTTAGATTGAATGAAGTTAGAGATTTTGATAATAATTTGACAACGTCTACACAGATTGAAATAGTTAGAATAATTGAAGCCAATAATATAGAAGGTGAAATAAGTTACCATAATGATGTTGACGGATGGGTAACAAACGGAGATGATGGAATACTTTCTCCTGATGGTATTGGTCAAGATTCAGGAGTTATATGGGGTGGAATAGATGAAATATTAACAAATAATGAATTAATACACGGATAAATATGTGCGACGAAAAGAAAAGAATGGTAATAAAACAAGGTAGTGGAATTGCTACTATCCCAGTAAGTGCCGATCATCGTAACGGTTC